TTAAGATCGGTGACCACTGCCGTTGGTGCGCGGCCAAGCCGATCTGCCCGCAGATGACCGGCGCTGTTGACCGCGCATTGAAGACGCAAGTTGAAGCGATCGACGTGGATACGCTGGGCGCATACTTGGCCAACGCTGACATTCTGGAAGATTGGATCAAAGACCTTCGTGCGCTGGCGCACCAAATTCTTGACAGCGGCGCGCCGGTGCCTGGGTATAAACTGGTGGCCAAGCGTGGTACACGTCAGTGGGTTGACGACGACAAAGCCGAAGTAGCATTGATTAAATTGAACATCGCCCCGTACAAAGAACCTGAGTTAATTTCCCCAGCGCAAGCGGAGAAAGAACTCAAAAAGAGCAAGCTGATGCTGCCCGACGATCTTGTCGTGTCAGTGTCTTCAGGCACAACATTGGCAAGCGTGGATGACCCGCGCCCAGCAGTGTTGCAAATAAGCTCTCACTTGCGTGGAGCTTTTTTTAAACTTCAATAAGGAAAATCAAATGTCCAATTTAGTAGCGTTCTCTCAAGCTGGCTTGCCAGCAGTTTCCACACTGTCAACCGCGCTGCGGGCGATCCAATCCGATGTCGGCCCAGCCGGTACAGCTATCCTCAAAATGGATAAGACTGGCCACTGGGTCTTCGGTGCCGATCAGACCGAAGTCGAAGACGACAGCAAGTGGGCGATCAACCCCTTCTCCTTTGTCCACGGCTTCATCGCTTGGGGTGATGGTGAGGTGTTGGCCGAGAAGATGGCCAGTGTCAGCCAGCCGTTGCCCGAACTCGACGAAGCGCCCCCAGGTGCTAAGAAGGGTTGGGAAACACAGGTTGGCCTGAGCTTGAAGTGCATCAGTGGCGAAGACAAGGGAATGGAAGCGCGTTACACCACCACTTCAGTGGGTGGTAAAAAAGCGGTTCAGTCTATCGCAGTCGCATTGGCCGAGCAGGTCGATAAGGATCAAGCCAAGCCAGTGGCCATTGTGCGTCTGCGTAAAGACCACTACGCCCACAAGAGCTACGGCAAGATTTATACGCCTGTGTTCGAGGTGATCGAGTGGGTCAGCATGGACGGTGAGCCTGAGCCTGCAAAGGTTGAGGAAGCCCCCGCTGCGCCAGCCGGTCGTCGTCGCCGGTCTGCCTAAGCGTCTTTTCTGATGCCGCGTGACAGGCGGCATTGGAAAGGAGACACTTATGGAAGTCTGGAAACTTGTGCCTGAATACGACGGCAAATACGAAGTGAGTGATCAAGGACGCGTTCGTTCTTTTCAACGCTGCCCACAAGGCCGCATTTTGCGCCCAGGTCGTATGCCCAGCGGTCATTTGAGCGTGGCTTTGGGGCGCGGAAATAGTCAGTGCGTTCACAAACTAGTTCTGTTGGCTTTTGTTGGCGTTGCGCCTGCTAAACATGAATGCCGTCATTTAAATGGCGACCCCGCAGATAATCGACTTGAAAATCTATGCTGGGGTACGAGGTCAGAAAATATTAACGACGCTGTGCGTCATGGCACTTGGATGACGCCAGCGCGTAAAGCTGGGGGTGACAAAGGCCGCACAGTGCGATGGGCTCACGCATGACTCTTTGGTGCGATTTTGAAACGCGTAGTCGGTGCGACTTACCCAAGCACGGCGTTTATAACTACGCGCAAGACCCCAGCACCGAAGTGCTGTGCATGTCCTACGCCTTTGACGACGATGACGTGGCGACGTGGATACCTACCGAACCCTTCCCTAAGAAAGTAAAGTCGTACAAAGGCCAAATTTACGCCCACAACGCGGCGTTTGAGCGGTTGATCTTCTGGTATGTCTTGCAGATCAATTTCAAGCTGGAGCAGTTCTACTGCACCGCAACACAAGCCCGCGCCAATTGCGCCCCTGGCTCGCTGGAAGACGTTGGCCGGTTTGCTGGCGCGTCCATGAAGAAAGACCACCGAGGTGCCCAGTTGATTCGCTTGATGTGTATACCCCCATTCCGCGAAGACCCCGACCTCATGGCCGAGATGATCCAGTACTGCGAACAAGATGTCCGTGCCATGCGTTCCATCAGCAAGGCGCTGCGCCCGCTGTCAGTGGACGAGCTGACCGACTACCACGTCAACGAGCGGATCAACGACCGTGGCGTGCTGGTGGACGTGCCACTGTGCGCCGCTGCCATCAAGTTCGCCAGCGATGAGTTGGTCGAGATTGAGCAGATCGTGGCCGAGGTGACCGAGGGCGAGATCACCAGCGTCAGGTCGCCTAAGATGCGCCAGTGGGTGATCGACCGCGTCGGCCCGCAGGCTTTGAAGTTGATGGAAACCTACAAAGACGGCGAGAAGAAATATTCGATTGACAAAACTGTGCGAGCCAACCTGCTTGCAATGGAGAACCCAGATGAGATACCGCCCGCTGTTGCCGAAGTCATCCAATGCGCGGACGACCTATGGGCGTCTTCGGTTGCGAAGTTTAGCCGCCTTGCATCTCTTGCAGACGTCGAAGACAATCGAGTACGCGGAGCCTTTGTATTCGCTGGAGGATCAGCCACAGGCAGAGCCTCAAGCTATGGAGCCCAGGTTCACAATTTCACTCGCAAGTGCGCCAAATCGCCCGAAGACGTTAGAACTGCAATGGTCAGAGGCCATGCAATTGTTCCTCAGTTTGGCAAGCGCGTTACAGATGTCCTCAAAGGAATGCTCAGGCCCGCACTGATACCGGCCAAGGGTAAGTCCCTAGTCGTGGCCGATTGGTCGTCTATCGAAGCCCGCGCGACGCCCTGGCTGTCTAACTGCCCAGCAGGCGAGCGCAAGTTGGCCATCTTTGCCCAAGGCGAGGATGTGTACAAGGTCAACGCCTCGGCCACCTTTGGCGTGACGGTCGATCAAGTCACCGGCGAGCAGCGCCAGATTGGCAAAGTTCAAGAGTTGGCCTGCGGCTTTGCCGGTGGCGTTGGTGCCTTTGCAGCGATGGGCCGCGCCTACGGTGTGCACCTGCCCGAGTCAGATGCAAAGCGCATGGTAGACGCATGGCGTAGGGCAAACCCTTGGTCGGTGCCGTACTGGCAAGACTTGGAAGAAGCCTACACCCGTGCCATGCGGAACAAAGGCCATGAGTTTAACGTGGGGCGGGTTACCTATCTATATGATGGTCAGCATCTCTGGTACGCTCTGCCCTCCGGTCGCGTCTTGTGCTACCCGTTTGCCAAGCTGGAAGCCGACGGCGTGACGTACGCTAAGGCCGCTTGGAAACCGGCAGCAGACGCAAAAGAATGGCCACGTGCAAGGCTTTGGAAAGGGTTGGCGTGTGAGAATATCACCCAAGCTACCGCCAACGATCTGCTGCGCCACTCACTGCGCCAGCTCGACGACGTGGTGCTGCATGTGCATGATGAAATTGTGTTGGAAACCGACCGGCCTGAAGAGATGGCCGTGCGGCTCAAAGAGGTGATGTGTACGCCGCCCGAATGGGCTAAGGGTTTACCCCTTGGCGCAGAGGTAGCGATCATGTCGCGTTACGGCAAATAAAAAGCCCGCTGGCAGGCGGGCTTTAACGGGAGCACTAACTTGGAATTTCTGGACTTTATCATAAAACTCGCCCCTGCTGGCGAGACAGCACTGATTGTGCACCAAAAACCACAATTAAAAGACGGTCAAATACAACTGCACGCCGATGGCGCAGTCAAATGCACATGGCCAGCGCACCTGCCCACCAAAAGCACCAAGGCAGGCGAGGCGTGGTATGCCAACACCGCCAGCTTTGTCGTTGACCGCTTTGCCGATGGCCGCGTCTCAGCGTCAGCAGCCAACTGCGAGTACATCCTTGTCATGATGCTGGACGACATTGGCACCAAGTCCAAGACGCCCCCCATCGCCCCGACGTGGATCATGGAGACGTCGCTTGGTTCGTTCCAGTGGGGCTACGCCTTCAGCGACCAGCCGACCAAAGCCGAGTTCAGCGCAGCCATTCGCGCCATCGCCGACGCGGGTTACACCGACCCTGGCGCATGTAATCCTGTTCGCAACTTCCGGCTGCCTGGCTCGGTCAACCTCAAGCCCGAGCGCAACCTGTTTGAGTCGCGTCTGGTCGAGTTTCACCCAGACCGTGAGTTCACCTTGCCCGAGATTTGCGCCGCCCTGGGCGTGGTGCCGGTCGAAGCCGATTCGCTCACCCTGCGCCCGATCCGACTGTCGGACGACGGCGCAGACGACGTGATGGCGTGGTTGTCCGAGCAGGGTCTGCTGCTATCCCGACCCAATGGCGAAGGCTGGGCTGGCGTGATCTGCCCGAATGGTGCCGAGCATACCGACGGCAACCCCGAAGGTCGTTACATGCCCGCTAACCGCGCTTACTGTTGCCTGCACTCGCACTGCGTGGACTTCGATTCCCGCATGTTCTTGCAATGGGTGACCGACAACGGTGGCCCTGCCCACACACCTGGCCTTCGTGAGGAGCTGCTGGCGCAGGCGATGGATTCCGCGCTGTCCAAGCTCACGCCGACCATCGAATACCCAAACGAAGCGGCCAAGATCGTGGCCGAGGTCGAGCGCAAAGAGCTTGGCCGGATTGAAAAGGCCGAGTGGTACGAACGGTTTGCCTATGTCCAAGCAGATGATGGCTACTTCGACCTGAGCGACCGGCGTGAGATCGCCCGCAACACGTTTAACGCCCTGTTTCGGCATATCGACTGCAAGTCGATCCATAACAGCAAGCGTCGCATTGAAGCGTCGCACTGTTTTGACGAGAACCGGCAGGCCAAGGGTGCCAAGTCGTTGGCCGGTATTACCTACGCCGCCGGTGCCACTATCCTGGTCGCTCGTGATGGCATGGTATACGGCAACCGCTGGCGCGATGCGCGCCCCGCACCGAAAGCCGGTGACGTCAGCCTGTGGCTAGCGCACGTCGAGCGCATGGTGCCCGAGCCGTTTGAGCGTGAACACCTGCTCAACGCATTGGCGCACAAGGTGCAATTCCCCGCGCATAAGATCAACCACGCCATCCTGATGGGCGGCAACCACGGCAGCGGCAAGGATACCCTCTTTGCGCCGTTCTTCTGGGCGATAGGTGGGGACGCCAAGGCCAACTGCTCACTTGTCAAGAACGAGGACTTATCATCCCAGTGGGGTTACGCGCTGGAATGCGAAGTGATGGAGATCGCCGAGCTGCGCCAAGCCGAGGCCAAAGACCGCCGCGCCCTTGAGAATACGTTGAAGCCCATCATTGCCGCGCCGCCTGAGCTGCTCATGGTCAACCGTAAGGGTTTACACCCATATATGGCACTGAACCGCGTTTTCGTGATTGCATTCTCTAATGAGCGCGTGGCCATCTCGTTACCCTCAGAAGATCGCCGGTGGTTCGTGATCTGGTGCGCCGCGCCTAAACTAGCAGAGGCTCAGGCTGTTTCGCTTTGGAATTTTTACCAGCGTCAGGGCGGGTTTGAGGCCGTCGCCCATTACCTGCACACCCGTGACGTGTCCGACTGGAACCCGACCGCGCCGCCACCAGTGACCGAAGCTAAGATGATCATGGTCGAGCACGGCATGAGTACCGCCGAATCGTTCTTGGTTGACCAGATGCGCCGCCGTGTCGGTGAATTCTCCCGTGGTGTCGTTGCGTCCCCTTTCCATGCCTTGTGTGACCGCCTGCAAGGGTATGCGCCTGGGGGCGTGAAGATCGTTCAGGCCGCGTTACTTCATGCCTTGAAGGAAGCTAATTGGCTCGACTGCGGTCGTCTTAAGTCGTCACTGCATGACACTAAAAAGCATATTTTCTGCGCCCCTGATCTGGCGAAGGCCACGAAATCAGAACTGCGGAATATGGTCGAGGGATAAAAAAAGAGCCCCCGTGAGGGGGCTCGTAAAGTTCCAGGCAACTGCTTTAGAGACCAAGCAGCACGGCTAGTATAGCGGCAATCAAGGCCGCGCAAATGGCTAACACGACTCCAAGGCCATATTTTCAATACGGTCGATCAGTTTAAAAGGCAACAGCAGCGCAACATCCACGCCGCCGACATAAGCGGCTAATAACGTCATCTGAGGGTCTATGTCCTCCTCTGGTATGCCGTCATCATATTCAAGGTGGCAGACAAGGGTATACCCTGAATCTTCGTGGTCGTAGTGATACTCATGATAATGTGGCTCACAAGGCGGCGCGTCCAGTATTAGATTTTTCATTTTCATAGCGTACCCTTTGCGCGGATGACGGCGGCGGCTATCTGCTCAGGGTCGCCCTCTTCACAGGCTTCGATCAGAGCAACCAAGGCCGCGCGGGTTGTCAACTTTTTGGCGGGTTTGATGTCTACCATCGTCGGGATGTAATGCTCATCTACTTCCTCCCACATTTCCGGCTGTGATCCGTCCAGCATAGGCGCGGCGCGGTCTGCATAGGTGTAGTCGCATTCCATCAAGTGAATGCGGCTATTGAGCGCGTTAAAACACTTCAGATAATCTTCCGTAGTCATTCCAACTTGAAATATGGGGTATTCCCTTTTCATGCTGTTGTTTTTAGCGTCTATTTTGACTTTGAGCTTAGGCGGCTTTGCCGCCAGTGCGCGGATGGCCTGAGCGTTCTCAGGCTTGACCTTGTAGCGGGTTGTTTCGTGTGTAAATTCGATCATGCTGTTTGCTCCTTTGACAATATTTCCTCTGCAACCTCTTGCGCCCATTCAAGCAAGTGACTGCTCTCCTCGTAATTTTTGCGGTATACATAGTTACAGGCTTGATGCAGTACCGCATCAGGCGGTACGGTTAACTCTTGGTCTACAAACCGTTCGCGTAAGTCTTCAACGTCAAGGGTGACTACTGGATACCAGCCTAGAGCCCGTTCCAGTTCCATAATTAATTTGATCTGGTCTGATCTGTCAAGTGTTTTAACGTCAATCATGTCATACTCCAAAAATATAAAACAAAGGGAAGGGCAAGAAAAAAGGCAAAGCCGATGGCGTCAACGATCTGGCGGGTTGTCATGCTGTTACCTCCACAATTCGATAATCTTCGGGGTTGAAATCATCCAAATGTCCGGCTTTCGCGGCATAGGCCAACTCAGCCAAAAAGTCATTCAGTTCGGCTTGCGCGGCTTCGTGTGTGGCAAAGGTGACAAGGGTATCGTCCAGACTATCCGTCCAGACGTTCTCCCATTGGTTCGGATACATCAAGGTTTGTACTTCGTAAGTCATGCTTCCACCTCTTCAATCTTGTGCGTGGCTATTTCGCGCCAGTTGACAGCTTGCAAAAATGCGCGCGCGTAGTCTTCCATCAAGCTGGATGGACTGTCGCTCGCAAAAATAAGTTCATTGGCGTATTCCTTAAGGTATTGGCCTAAGTCATAAGCGTCATCCTCATTCAAGCCGTCATAACCGTGGTCTGTATAGTCAAAGCCGTCAAATATTTCAAGGTTGACGCGCCAAGTCTCGTAGTTTGTCCAGCCGTTGTATGTTTTGTCTGTCATGATTTTCCTTTAGTTGATTGAATTGAATCGGTGACAAGTCACCCGCTAGCCCTCAGACAAGGGCTAGCAGTTGCATTGTCAGGGCTTCCAGATTGAAAATGCGCCAGTGTATTCACGCCATGCGGTGATTGGCAAGGCCAAGGCTTGCCAAGTTTCGGCGCATTGACGCAAAACGCAAATTGTGCCCTTTGGGTGTCCAGCGTTGAAATAGTTCATACGTTGACCGCCTTTGCAAAATTAGGGGCTTCGCCGTTATAGGTTGCAACCCTAAAAGAATGAAAACCCGCCGCGCTCGCCGCTTCTTTAACGCGCTCTACATTTTGCGCGGCCTTGTCTGTAGCGGGGAAATTCGCTAAGAGCGTTTCCATGTAGTCACGGGTTTCGCCGTGCTCTAAACCGTAAATAAGAATTTCTTTCATGTTTGTCCTTTGGTTAGTTGACTGAATTGAGCGCGGCCTGTTAAGCCGCGCGAGTGACTTTGACGCAACGGCCATTTTTCACGCTAGAGCCGCTGTAGCGGCCTTTATAGGTGACGGTGTACCCGCCTATCCAAAACGCACGAAAATGCCTTGCGGCTTGGCTGTAGCGGCTCGCTACGATGGTATATTTGGCGTGACCTGTGTTGAACTCGAAGTGGTACTGCATGGTTTTCCTTTGGTTATTTTGCGCGGCTCTCTATATATACATAATAGAATCGTGCCAGCTTTTGAAATAGTCTTGTAAAACAATCACTTACGATATCGACTAAAAACCCTATGTAAAACAATTCCTTACAAATAGATGTAAGGTTAGTGTCAGTTTGCATGGATAGTTAGGGTAAAGCATGGACAAGGCAAAGTGACGCCAGATTGTCCATAAAAAACCTATATACAACCTGACTTTTTTCAGACTTATGGACAATATGGACAATAAAATAGGTATATATAAAGCAAACAAAAAAAGTAATACTATATAGCTATAGAGTAGGGTGAGGGTCACGTTTGGCGAACGATTTAAAATGCCTGTCCAAATTGTCCATAGTGTCCATAAACTATAGTATTACACTTATGTTAGTGCTCACTAACCTAGGTCAAATGGCCATGTCAGTGACCACTAACCAGGCTAAGTGAGTGACCACTAACATCACCAAGTTAGTATGTACTCACTTGTCAAAGCTATATGTTAGTGGCTACTAACTTGCAATGTATGTAAGTGCTCACTAACTTAGGGCTTGTATGTAAGTGCTCACTAACTTGAGGGGGAGGGGGAGGGCCAGTGGCCAATGGCCAACGGTGACGGAGGTTTCACGAACAATTTTTTATTTTTTAAAATTGCCCACATGACCCACATGATTTACACTCCGCACATGACGTTTCACAGCCTACCGTTTGAGCCGCGCAAGATCGTCGCAACCGAAGCGCGTCTGAACAAAATCTACGAAGCCGCCAAGCTGGGGCTTAAGGGCGACGCATTGGCCCTGGCTTCCGGCATGTTGCCCACCGAGTACCGGCAACTGTGCGAGTTGGATCCCATAGCGGACATGGCCGCGCAAAAAGGCAAAGCCGACGGCGAGCTGGAGATGTCGCTGTGTCTGCACAAAGCGGCCAAGGAAGGCGACGCTAAGGCAGCCTTAGCCATACTCCAGCACTCACACGGCTGGGTGGCCAAGCAGTCCATCAGCATAGATGTCGACCAGCGCATCAGCATCATCGGCGCGTTACGCCAAGCCGAGTCACGGGTCATCGATGTGATCGCCCACGAACCAAGTCCTACGTTACAACCGAAGCTAAATGCAGAACACCATATACAGCGCTGAAGACGAACAAGAGTTGATGGCCAGGCTTTGGAGTCCGGCGATCAAGGACAACCCGCTGGCGTTTGTAATGTTCGCGTTTCCCTGGGGCGTCAAGGGTACGCCGCTGGAAAACTTCAGCGGCCCGCGCCGTTGGCAACGCGAGGTGCTGCTGGACATCGCGGAGCACATCCGACTCAACCAGAAAAAGCTGGACTTTGACGTGCTGCAAGAAGCCATATCGTCTGGTCGTGGTATTGGTAAGTCTGCCTTGGTTAGTTGGGTGACCATCTGGATGCTGGCCACAAGGATCGGCTCGACGACCATCATTTCGGCCAACTCGGAGTCCCAGCTGAGGTCAATTACCTGGGCCGAAATTACCAAGTGGCTGGCGATGTCGATCAACAGCCACTGGTTTGAGGTGTCAGCCACCCGAGTAATGCCTGCCAAGTGGCTGACCGAGCTGGTGGAGCGCGATTTGAAGAAAGGCACACGCTACTGGGGCGTGGAAGGCAGGCTCTGGTCAGCGGAAAACCCCGATGCTTACGCTGGTGTGCACAATTTCGACGGTGTTTTGGTGATTTTTGACGAAGCAAGCGGCATAGACGACTCAATTTGGGCCGTTACTGGCGGTTTTTTCACAGAAAATACGCCAAATCGCTTCTGGCTGGCCTTTTCCAACCCGCGCCGCAACACTGGGTACTTCTACGAAGCGTTCAACAGCAAACGGGAGTTCTGGAAATCCCGCGTCGTGGACGCGCGCACGGTCGAAGGCACCGACAAGCAGGTGTACGAGCGGATCATCGCCGAATATGGGCCAGACTCGGCGCAGGCGCACGTTGAGGTGTACGGCATGTTTCCCAACGCAGGCGATGACCAGTTTATCGGGGCTGACATCGTGGACGACGCCATGAAACGCACCAAATATCAGGATCAATCAGCGCCAATAGTGATCGGGGTCGATCCAGCACGGTTCGGAGCAGATGCGACGGTCATCGCGGTGCGGCAGGGGCGGGATATTGTGAAGATCATGCGGCATAGGGGTGACGACACCATGACGGTGGTCGGTCATGTGATCGAAGCGATTGACGAGTTCAAGCCGACGCTGGTGGTGATCGACGAGGGCGGCCTGGGCGCAGGCATTGTGGATCGGTTAAAGGAGCAGCGGTACAAAATCAAGGGCGTGAACTTCGGAAATAAGGCCAAGAACCCGATCATGTACGGCAACATGCGCGCGCAGATGTGGGGCGACATGCGCGAATGGCTGAAGACGGCGGCAATCCCAAACGACAGATTCTTGAAAACGGACTTGATTTCGCCTATGATGAAGCCTGACTCAAGAGGTACGATTTTCTTGGAGTCCAAGAAGGACATGAAGTCGCGCGGGCTGGCTTCTCCTGACGCAGCAGACGCAATTGCTGTTACATTTGCATTTCCTGTAGCGCACCGCGAGTACACTGAACCGACACGCCGGATAAACTCGCAGGGCAGCAGCGTATCAACAAGTTGGATGGGATCATGACAAAAAAGGTATCACTGTCAGTAGGTCGCGGCGAGAAGCTGCCTACGTCCAAAGGCGCTGGTTTGACCGCCAAAGGCCGCGAGAAGTACAATGCGGCGACGGGCTCTAACCTTAAAGCGCCAGCACCCAACCCTAAGACCAAGGCAGATCAAGGCCGCAAGGATTCATTTTGTGCAAGAATGGGCGCTGTAGCGGCCAACGCCAAAGACGGCGAACGCGCTAAAGCAGCCCTTAAACGATGGAAGTGTTGATCATGGCAACTAAACCTGGGCTTTATGCCAATATTCATGCTAAACAAGCACGTATCGCAGCTGGTAGCAAAGAAAAAATGCGCCCTGTAGGTGCAAAAGGCGCTCCGACAGCCAAAGATTTCAAAGATTCGGCCAAGACGGCCAAGAAGAAATAACATGCCACTCGTTAAATCCAAGTCACCCGAAGCCTTCCGCAAAAACATCAAAGCGGAAGTCAAGGCCGGTAAGCCGGTCAAACAGGCCGTGGCAATTGCGTATGCAGTCAAGCGTGCGGCACCAAAGGCTAAAAAATAATGGTAGATTACACAGGCATCGCCGCAGCCGGTGCTGTGGCCAACGGCGGCAAAGACAAAAGCTCATCGTCTAGTATCCTAGCGACTGCTCGCGCGCGGTTGGACATGGCTATCGCCGCGCTGTCTGAGTCCCGCGAAGATGAGATCGACGACCTGAAGTTCTACGCTGGTTCGCCCGACAACCACTGGCAATGGCCAGCGGATGTACTGGCCACCCGTGGTGCAGTTCAAGGTCAGACCATCAACGCCAGACCGTGCCTGACAATCAACAAACTGCCCCAGCACGTAAGGCAAGTCACCAATGACCAAAGACAAAACCGCCCAAGTGGCAAAGTTATTCCAGCCGATGACCACGCAGACATTGAAGTCGCAGAAATCTTCAACGGCATGGTCAGGCACATTGAGTACATCAGCGACGCTGACGTCGCGTACGATACTGCGTGTGAAAACCAAGTCTCCTACGGCGAAGGCTACATCCGCATTCTGACCGAGTACTGCGACGAAAACACGTTTGACCAAGACATCAAGATTGGCCGTGTTCGCAACTCATTCAGCGTCTACATGGATCCCACGATCCAAGACCCGACCGGCGCGGATGCCAAATATTGTTTCATTACCGAAGACATTACCAAAGCCGACTACGAGCGCATGTACCCCGACTCTGCACCCATCACCACCTTGCAAACGCTAGGTGTAGGTGACCAGAATCTGAGCCAATGGCTCAACGAAGACACTATTCGCGTTGCTGATTATTACTACGTAGACTACGACAGAGCAACGCTTAACCTGTACCCTGGCAACGTGACCGCATTTGATGGCACCCCAGAGGACAAACAACTGAAAGCAATATATGGCAAGCCTAAAAAATCTCGTGAATCTGATCGTGTCAAAATTAAATACTGCAAGATTAACGGCTATGAAATTCTTGAAGAACGCGATTGGGCGGGGAAATACATCCCCGTAGTTCGCATTGTCGGCAATGAATTTGAAGTTGATGGTAGGTTGTACGTGTCTGGCCTTGTGCGTAACGCCAAGGATGCCCAGCGCATGTACAACTACTGGGTAAGCCAAGAGGCAGAGATGCTGGCCTTGGCACCGAAAGCACCGTTTATTGGCTACGGTGGCCAATTTGAGGGTTACGAGAACCAATGGAAGACTGCAAACACGACCAACTGGCCGTATTTGGAAGTTAATCCAGACGTCACAGACGGCCAAGGTGCTGTCTTGCCACTGCCAGCTAGGGCACAGCCTCCAATGGCCTCCAGCGGTCTGTTGCAAGCTAAAGCTGGTGCATCTGAAGACATCAAAGCGTCTACCGGTCAATACAACGCATCTTTGGGTATGACATCCAACGAGCGCAGCGGCAAAGCTATTTTGGCTCGCCAGCGCGAGGGTGATGTGGGCACTTACCACTACGGCGACAACTTGGCCCGTGGTGTACGGCACATCGTGCGCCAGTTGGTGGACTTGATCCCCAAGGTGTACGACACACAGCGCGTGGCTCGCATCATTGGCATGGACGGCGAAACCGATATGGTTAAGCTAAACCCTGATCAGCCGGAAGCAGTCCGCAAGATTACCGATCAGAACAATCCTGACGTGGTGATTGAAAAAATCTACAACCCAAGTGTCGGCAAGTACGACGTGGTGGTTGCTACTGGCCCAGGTTACGCAACCAAACGCCAAGAAGCCTTGGAAGCAATGGCTCAACTGTTGCAGGGTAACCCCCAACTGTGGGCGGTGGCCGGTGACCTGTTCGTCAAGAACATGGACTGGCCTGGTGCCCAAGAGATGGCCAAGCGGTTTGCCAAGACGATTGATCCTAAGCTCATGGAAGACGGCGACAAGCCGCCAGCCTTGCAAGCAGCCGAACAGCAGATTCAGGCGATGGGTCAAGAGATGGAGCAGATGCACCAAATGATCACCAACGTTGGCAAGTCGATTGAGATGCAAGACATGGAGCGCAAAGACTTTGAAGCTCAGGTGAAATTCTACGAAGCCGAAACCAAGCGAATTTCTGCGGTGCAGGCTAGTATGAGTGAGCAACAGATCCAAGATATTGCTATGGGTGTAGTCGCTGCTGCAATGGAATCTCAAAACATGGTCAATGAAATGCCTGGCCGTGAACAGCAACAGGAAATGGAAACTATGCCACCACAAGGAATGCCCCAATGATGTACAAGGCCGCTGATTTCGTAGGAATGCTGTTCCTTGCCCGTGACGTGGCGCATAGCGTCCACCTCAACACCCGCAGCTACTCCAAGCACGTTGCGCTCAATATTTTCTACGAGCGCATCATTGGCGCGGCTGATGACTTTGCTGAAGCCTACCAAGGCCGTCATGGCCTGATGGGGCCAATCACACTGCATTCGGCCACCAAAACATCCAACATCATTGACTTTTTGCAAAACCAGTTAGATGAAATTGAAAAGTGTCGCTACGACGTAGTGGACAGAACTGATATGTCATTACAACAATTGATTGATAATATCATTGAGATTTATCTGCGTACCCTCTACAAACTCCGCTTTTTGGCATAAGGAAACATCATGGCAAACTACACACAAGCCGCTGCAACGACACAAGTCAAAGTTGGGGCTGGCAAACTGTTCGGTATTTTTGTGTCGGCGTCTTCAAGCGGCACTTTGACAGTCTATGACTCAGGCGCTTCAAGCACTGGTGACCCCAAGATTTCAGACACTTTTTCTGTGTCGGCAGGTACGACTTATTTGAATATTCCTGCGGGTCTGTTCTTTAACAAAGGGTTGTACATTGTGCTGGCTGGAACTTCAGCAGCATTTACCATCGCTTACGAATAAAGGTTAATCATGGCCGTCGTCTTTCTCTCCCCAGTGGGCGGCGTAGCGGCCCAATTTTTTACCAACAGCGGCGTACCTTTAACTGGCGGCAAGCTGTATACCTATGCTGCCGGTACGACCACACCGCAAGTCTCGTATACATCGTCTAGCGGCGTAACGGCGCATACCAACCCAATCATTTTAGATTCCGCCGGCCGAGTGCCTGGAGGTGAAATTTGGATAACGTCGCCACCATACAAATTTGTATTAAACACATCTACGGATGTGCTTATTGCAACATATGACAACATAACTGGACTTGGCGCGGCAGCGTATCAAGTTCAAAATTTCACTGGCACAGGGTCACAAACGGTCTTTACGTTAAGTACTGCTTCACTTGGAGAAAATTTTACCTTTGTGTATATCAACGGCGTGTATCAACAAAAAGACAGCTACACAGTATCAGGCACAACTTTGACATTCTCAACAGCGCCGCCGTTAACTTCTTCAATTGAAGTAATGTACAACTGAGTATGGCTAACAGCAAAATCTCCGCTTTAACCGCAGCTACCACGCCTTTGGCGGGTACGGAGAATTTACCTGTTGTTCAAAGCAGTGCAACCACTAAAGTAACAGTTGATAACTTGACTGCTGGTCGGGCAGTTAGTGTGGCTAGTCTTACAGTTTCGTCGGGTAATTTAAATTTTAGTAGCACAAGCCAACGCATCACTGGCGATTTCAGTAATAGCTCAGTTGTTGCCCGTCTTTCGTTTCAAACAACCATTGTAAATGCGGCTACTACACTTCAAGTATTACCAAATGGAACAAGTACGCAATCCGGAATAAATTTAGAAGGTGATCCCGCCGTTACAACGGGTGCAGTTGGTCAAGTTACTCTTATTGGCGCAACTGAGCTTCGCATTACTTCTGGTATTCGTGGTGCAGGCACATATCGGCCTATGACCTTTTACACAGGCGGCAGTGAAAGAGTCCGGATTGATACTTCTGGAAATTTTGGTA